ATCCCCGGCCCGATCGCCATGAGCGGGACGACCCCCGGATACCTGGTGGGCGTCGCCGCCGGAACCGCGACCGAGTGCGGCGAGGTGCTCGCAAGCCTGGGGGGCGATCTCTACATCGCCTACATCGGCTGAGGGGAGGACACATGCCAACGCTCCAATTTCGCAAGCAGATCACCAGCAGGCTGACCGTCATCGCCCAGGATGATATCGAGCCAGGACGCCTTGTGACGGCCTCCGGGTTCCTTGCGACCCCATCGACGGCCCGGCCCGCTGGAGTCGCAGAGGAGGCCGTTCTCGCTGGTGAGGAGGCTACTCTGATGAAGGGTTTCGTCCACGCCGTCGCGGTTGGCACCCTCGCCCACCCGGCGCCCGCTCCAATCATCGTTGACGACGCCACCGGTGGCGGAAAGTTCAACACCACCGATGACCCATCGGGCTCCATCGGAACTGCTGTCAGCCTTGCAGTCGGGCCGCGCTATCTCGTGTGGCTCAGGTAGGAGGTACCATGCCGAGAGTTTCCGCGATGGTGGCTGTCAAGACCCCAGAGGGGCTCATCCCTCCGGGGAAGTACTTCGAGGTCGACGAGAAGACCAAGGCTCGCCTCGAGTCCATGGGCGTCCTTGTGAAGCCAGGCCCGAAACCGAAGGCCGGCAAGCCGAAGGAAGAGCCGAAGCCGAAGTCGACCAAGAAGAAGGCAAAACCTAAGCCGAAGAATGAATGACGGTTCTGCCGTCTGGGGATACACGGGCGGCTGCCGGTTCGGTGGCCGCCCTCTTTCAAAAGGCGAAGGAGATGAACGATGGCCTACATCAGATTCAGCCTGGACCCGTCCCAGCCGAACGATCTGAGGCGATACGTCCCTGACGATGTGGTCCGGACGATCTGGAGCGATCTCCAGGATGACGCCGCGATAGAAGCCGAGGTAAATGCTGTCATCGTGGACGTCGAAGCAGAGATCGACAGCCGCCTCGCCAGGAAGTACAACGTCCCATTCCAAGACCCGATTCCTCCTGTCGTCGTTCAGATCTCCGCTGTTCTCGTCGCAGAAGCCGTCTATCTGCGCTCGAACGGCTCGAACGACCAGATATCGGCCGCAGCGGAGTCCAGAAGGGCAATGCTCGAATCCATACTGAACGGCGACATCGTGATTGCAGGCGCAACAGTCATGTCAGACGTGAGCGCCTCCCCGCCGACGAGCAGGGTCATCAGGGGCGGAGAGGACAAGATCATGACCAGGGACTCGCTGGAGTTCTGATGATCAGCATCAACATCCCGATCTCCAGAATCGAGGAGGCGCTTCTCAATGGCGCCAAGTTCACCGCCAGGCCGAAGCAGGGGATGGAGTTCATCGCGAAGAGGATCATCAGAGATTCGTTGGGCTCGTTCTACCACAAGCGAGACCCTGTTACAGGGAAGCCTTGGCCGCCATGGGCGGACTCCACGCGGTTCCACTGGCACGCGCGCTCGCTGATGTACAGGACAGGACGGCTCAGGTCCAACATCCGCGTCACGCGGCTCACGTACGCGAACGTCGACGTCACGTCCAGGATGCCGTACAGCGGAGTCCACCAGCACGGCACGAAGGATAGGGGCAAGTACATCATCTCGGCGAAGAACGTGAAGAACATCGTCTACAAGGGCAAGAATGGCGTCGTCAAGGCGCCAGCGGTAACGCACCCCGGCGTCCCACAGAGGCGGTTCCTCGGGATGTCGGTCAAGTCGATGCAGCTCGTGCGTGAGTTCTTCCTCGAGAGGATGTCTGGGAGGGCTACCTGATGGCAGCACCAGAGATCGACATCGAGGACCTGATCAAGGCGGCGCTCGTGGCGGCCCTCCCTGACGATTTCGCCGTCGAGACCGTCTCGATGAGGATGGACATGCAATCCATGCTCAGGACGGAGAACAGCGTCCTCATCCGGACGGCTGATGTCGCGATTGCCGACATCAGCTACCAGAACGTCGGCCACACCGGGAACGTCACGATCAGGATCATGACCGAGGTGTACATCACGTCCAGGGACGTCCGGTCGTGGGACTCATCGAGGTCCACTGTCGGGATCTTCGAGATCGCGAACATCGTGAGAAAGACGCTCTCAGGGCTGGAGCCAGGGACCTACTTCATCGGGTGCATCAATTTCGAGAGCCAGGCCGCTCCACAGATCGAGGAGCCTGAGAGGATCGCCTGGCTTGTACAATCCTACTCTTCTCGTTGTAGGATAAGGCAGTAGGAGGAATCATGGGCGACACAGTCGAAGTGCTGTTCATCGGAGGGACCGGGGCTCCCGCGTCCTGCATCGTCAACGGTATGCCGGTGGAGCGGGGCGAGAAGTACACCATCCCCGCTGAGGATCTCCCCTCTTTCATCAGGGCTGGTTTCAAAGAGGTGAAGCCTCCTCGGCAGAAGAAGAAGAACAAGGAGGAATAGCATGCCAAGGCAAACTGGCGGAAAGACCGCCGTACAGCTCTACGAAGAGACCGCGTGGTCAGAAGTCACTCCGCCCCCGAACACCCTCTACCAGATCCCGTATGTCTCGATGGACGGTGGCCCGCAGGTGAACCAGGTCGACTTCCCGGAGATCACCGGATCGCGCATCCCGACGAAGCAGATGGACGGCCAGAAGTCGATGCCGGCCACGCTCACTGTTGGGCTGCACTACGACGCGATCGGTCACATCCTGATGCACGCCGTCGGGTACCCGACCACGACGATTCAGGGGGCGACCTACACCCACGACTTCCACCTCGGGAAGGAGCGTGGAGAGCCACAGGGGCTCGGAATCCTGCGCGTGAACAGCGACGCTGGGATCGTGAATCCCTATCGCCTGTACCGCGGTCTCCGCTGCACCACCCTCGCGGTCAACATGGATGTCGAGGGTGGCGTGTCCTTCGACATGGGGCTCGAAGGATACTTCGGAGACCCGTGGGTCGATGTCAACCCGTTCGACGGCGTTCCGGTCGTCGAGTACTCCTCCGAGCCGATTTCCTACTGCGTCGGCCTCATCGAGATCGATGACCAGCCGGTAGGGTACGTCGGCTCCCTCGCCGTCACCCTCGACAATCAGCTCGCAACCGACGAGTACCCAGTCGGGAACCAGTGCTTCCGCTCCGACCTCTCCCGAGGCGTCCCGACCGTCACCGGCTCGCTCGGGGCCTATCTCATGACGGACGACACTCTGACGGAGAAGGCTGAGAACGGAATCCCTGTCAAGATCCAGATCACCTATGGCGCGATCTGGACCGATGGTGAGATGGGTCTCCGGTTCATCTTCGACAACTCCAGGTTGATCCTGGACTCCGAGCCGATCGACACCTCTTCCGGGTTGTCGGTGAACTTCAACATTGCCGCGAGTGGTCCGGATGCGTTCCAGGCTCACCTGAGCAACGACGTTCCGTCCTACTCGGACATCTACACTGGTCCCTGACCAGAAAGGAGCAGTTCATGGATCTGGAGTTGAAAGCCCCGTTCTCATTCGGCCCTGGCGTTGGGAGGGAGGACAAGCCGCAGCCTGTTCGCATCGAGTTTTCCGATGGGCAGGTCGTCACGTTCTACCTGAAGCCGTTCGTCCGGTCGATGTTCGCGAAGCTCGAGTCTGCTGGGTTCGACCCTGATCCGTTCGCCACGGGTCTTTCGCCAGTGGAGGACTTCGAGCGCGACAAGTTCATCGCGAAGGAACTGATCGTTGGCTGGGAACCCGGAATCTCTCGGACCGATGGGTCCGTCTGGGTGTACGAGGGTCCGGATGACGCAGAGGCGATCGCCGGGCACGCCGGAGCCATGTCGATGGTCAAGGTCGCTGCGATGAAGCTCGTCCTCGGGCAGATGGAGGAGCGGGAGGGAAACTCAGAGAGTGGGTCCGGCACAACTACGGGCGGAGAGCTTCAGAGCGAAGCCGCGCCGAACGCCGAGCCCGCAGGGTCCGTGAGCTAGCTGGAGATCTTGATGGATTCCCCCAGGGACCGGCGGCCAATCCTGACCCCGGCCCTGGGGTTCTTCCATCGAACAAGTTCATCGTCGACGCCTTCCTTCTCGTCGCGGACCTCCGCAGGATTGCGGGCATGGGCGGCGTCCTCGGGTTTGACTGGGTACAAGTCGCTTGCGTCCTCAGGGATTGGTATGGCCAGGAGCTATCGCCAGAGCTGCACTGGGGTCTCCGGATAATGGAGCATGAGATGCTGAAGACGGACTCAATGGAGAAGGAGAAGATCGGTGCCTCAAAGCGATGAAACCATTGTTCTGAGGTTGAAGTCTGTCGGAGCTTCTGATGCTTCAGCGGATATTCGGCGTGTCCTGAACTCCATCAAGAGGCTCCGCGCGGGTGCAGCAAACGCGGCGGCCGCGATGGAGCGGCAGTCCAAGCAGTCCATCGCCGCCATGAGGGAGCAGGAGAAGGCGGCGAGAGTCGCGTCGGTCTCGTTCGGAGCGGCGACCGCCACGGGGCAGGCGTACGCGAGCGCAATGGGCGCCGTCGGGACCGGGACGCGGAACGCGGTCGCTCCGATGTCGCTCCTCACGAAGGAGGTTGCCAAGGTCGACAGCACGTTCCGGGCGGCCACCGTCTCCGCGGGAAACTTCTCGAAAGCGGCATCCGCCTCGGCGACGTCCTATGTTGGGATGTTCCCGCGGTCCGCCATGTACGGCAACGAACTCAATAAGGCGGAGGCGGAACTCAAGAAAGCCGAGGCAGGAGTCAACGCTCTCTCGATGAGATGGCTCGCTCTTGGGTACCTCTCGAGCCGCGTCGCCGGTGTCATAATCAAGGGCCTCAAGAGCATCACCGACGCCCAGTACGAGTACTCGAAGGCTCTCGTCTTCGCCCAGAACACCATCAACGCCACGGCAGAGCAGACCGAGGCGATGAAGGAGGCTGTCGCAGGAATGCCGTCGCTCCTCGGGTCGACAGCAGAACTCATGGCCGGGCTCGGAAAGACCATGACGGCCGGGTTCCGAGAACCAGCAGAAGCCGTCAGGGTGCTGACTGCTGCCGCGAGCGCCGCGGCTTCGACGAGCACCGACCTCGAGATCGCGGTGAATGCTGTCACGTCAGCGATGCAGGCCTACGGGGCTTCTGCCGACGATGCCTACCACTACACCGACGTCATGCTGAAAGCCGTCGACCTCGGGAAGATCACGTTCGGGGAGTACGCCTCGACGATCGGTAATGTCGTGACGGTCGCGGCTGATACCGGCGTCAGGATCGAGGAGCTGACGACAGCCGTCGCCGTTCTGACGAAGAGAGGCATGCCGGCCGCCCAGGCGATGACCGCGATCCGAAGCGTCTTGCTGAGGATGCTCAAGCCTGTTGGGGACCAGGCGAAGGCGTTCGATGACCTCGGCGTCTCGTACAGCAAGGCGAAGTTCGAGCAGGAAGGGTTCATCAAGTCTCTCATCGAGCTGAAGAGGCTCGCTGACGAGAAGGGGTACACGACGTTCGAGCTGTTCCCGCAGTTCAGGTCGATGAAGGGTGCTGCCGGGCTCCTCGGAGACGAAGGGATCAAGGACCTACTCAAGATCCTCGATCAACTTGACGCTGCTGGCGGGAAGACCGCCCGGAACCTTGAGACGTACTCGAAGTCCTATCAGGGATCAGTCGACTACATGACAAACTCTCTGCGATCGTTCCTGCAGGACTGGGGTGAGGTCGCTGAGAAGCTCGCAGGCCCTGTCGCGAAGGCGCTCGGAGACACGCTCGAGCAGACGAGGACAATGTACTCACCAGTGAAGAAGGCCGCTCAGGGCGTATTCCTGCTGGAAGGCTCTCTTCTTGGAGTTGCCGCGGCCGGTGGGTCTGCTTTCGCTGCGATGAAGTGGGTAAACTCCATGATCATCGACGCAAAGCTGTACAAGTACCTTGGGATGACCGCTGATGGCTTCTCCCTTGCAACGAAACACATGGCAAAGTTCACCATCGGCATTTCCGCAGCGGCGTTTGCCGCATCCCAGCTCGCAGCATGGCTCGACACGCTCAACATCCTGTCCGAGGAGTACAAGAACAGCCTCGAGGACTCGGTGCAGACGACAATCACGTTCCAGAAGGCCCTGAAGGATTCCGGCGTATCTGCGCAGAAGTTCCTCAAGAAGACCGGCATCGCCATCGGCGATCTCGTGTCGAACCTTGAGGAGGCGAAGAAGGCTTACGAGACGCTCTCCGCAGACAAGGCGAACGAGTTCTTTATGGAGGACCGTCTCGTCAAACTTGGGAAAGCGTACGAAAAGTACAAGAAGCAGATCGAGGGCGCCTCGGAGGCTGTCAAGAAGAGCCGTGAGGAGCAGAAGAAGGCTGACAAGTCAGCAGAGGAACTCGAGGACACTCTCAAGACGCTCGGTGTGACCGTCGAGGAGCAGAAGTCGTCTGTGGATCTCCTCCGCGAGGCTTTCGAGGGTCTCAGCAAGTCGCAGGAGACGCTGACCGATAAGACATTCGTCGCGATCGCGCAGGCGACGACCTGGTCGGAAATCAATGAGGAGCGCAACCGGATCGTCCAGAGCGTTGTTGCCTCGACAGAAAAAGAGGTCAAGGCAACAGAGAAGCAGGTGGAGGTCCAGGCGAACGCGAATCGGATCATGAAGGAGGGGGCCGCAGTCGCCGACGACCTCGCGAAGGCCCTGGCCGAAATGGAATCCGTCCTCACGGACGCCGTCAGCGAGGCAATAGGGGCCGCGATCCGCGGGTCGTGGGATGACGTCTCGAAAGCGTGGGAGGACCTCTGGGAGGACCTCGGGAACATGCTCGGGGACATCCTGACGGACATCCTCAAGGACACCCTCAAGGACACGATCAAGGCCGCTACCGAGGGCGGTGGGACGTTCGACCCCAGTGGGTGGGTCGAGAACATGTCGCCTCTCCAGCGCGGCGCGATGGGCGTCGGCGGTCTCATGGGGATGTACCAGGCGTCGCAGACCGGCGGGAAGACGGGTGTGATCGGCGGGCTCATCAGCGGTGCGATGGCAGGGACAGCAATCAACCCAGGGTTAGGGACAGCAATCGGCGCCGTAATCGGAGGCCTTCTCGGATTCCTCGGCGGGGGCGGGGAGGACCAGAAGCAGGTCTGGGCCAGGATGTCCTTCAATCCATCGACCGGAGTCACCTTCGGTGCCGGGCCGGACGAAAACCTCAGCGGCTTCAATCCTGATGCGTTCGAGCGCGAGCTGAACAACGTCATCCGCGAGATCCACTCCTCCTACCTCGATGCCTTCGAGATCCTTGGCGACCCCAGCATCTTCAGCAAGGCCATGCTCGAGGCCTTCGACTGGGGCGAGCAGGTGATGAACGATGACGAGATGAAGCGCTGGCTCGATGAGCTGGCGAAGGGCTGGATTCCTGGCCAGATCCAGAACCAGATGTGGGATGCGATCGTCGGCACGATCCGGGAGTCCTTCAAGCGGGTCGGGATCGAGTCGCTCGATGAGGAGTCCTTCTTCGGGAACTACCTCGATGAGATCGAGGGGCTCGACACCGAGGGCCGGCTGGAGTACTTCACGAACCTCGTGAAGGCCCTCAATGACCTCGGGGACGTCGTCGAGCAGATGGACTTCTCGAACGTCATGGACCTGGCCTCGATGTCCGGAATGGACGCGTTCAAGGCTGGGATCACCGACATCGCCGGCTCGGTCGACGTGCTCTTCGCCAGGATGAAGGCCGAGCTTGACCTCGGCGCGGCGGCGGCGGACGCTGACAAGATCGCGCAGTACCTCCAGACCGGTGCCGAGTACGTCATCCAGATGGCCAGGCAGGTGAAGCAGCTCGCCGACGCCATCGACTTCGACGTCAAGTCCAAGACCGAGCAGCTCCAGCTCGTCGGCAAGGGGACGGACTACGCCTTCGGCTACTACCAGGAGCAGATGCGGAGCCTGCTCGATGAGATGGCCAAGACAACCGACCCGACGCAGCTCTCGCAGCTCTACACCAGGTACTCGGACTACTACTCCAAGATGTTCGACATCCTCTCCAGCGTCAAAGATTTCGACTGGGACTCCCTCGTCGAGGGTTCCGATCTAACCTGGCGGGAGTGGATGCAATCCTGGGTCAATGCCGGGAAGGCCGCATCAGACGAGGCGATCGGTGGGATGGAGTCCTACCTCAAGGAAGCCACGGACTACCTCAGGGAAGCCGCGATCGCTGCCGGTCTTGCCCTCGCGGAGTTCGCCAAGGGGATCTCCGACATCGACCTCCCGGAGCCGCCATCGTTCGATGACGATGACGAGGATGGCACCGGCCCGACGCCTCCCGACGAGGGAGCCCCGCCGGAGCCGCCCGCGCCGCCTGATGATGGGGCGCCGCCGGACTCCAGCGGCCTCGAGGAGATGATCCGCGGGTTCGAGCAGTTCATCGAGAGCCTCGAGTCCCTTGGTGAGAATCTCTCGCCGCTCGAGCAACTCTTCAGCGACCTCGAGAAGAGCGACATCGCCATCGGGAACCTGATGGAGAAGCTCCGGACTGACGAGTCCATGGAGGACGCGGCGGCCAGCGCCGGGCTCATCTACAAGTACCTCACCGACAGCGCCGACGCGATCATCAGCATGATGAGCCAGATCGACAGCATCATGGAGGGCATCACAGGCGAGGCGGACTCCCGCCGGGAGAGCCTGCTCCTCCAGGGGAAGAGCGACGATTGGATCTTCAAGTACTACCAAGACCAGATGGACCAGCTCCGAGGGAAGATGGAGTCGGCGACGAGCCCTGAAGAGGTCCAGAAGTACTACCAGGAGTACATCGGCTACTGGGACAAGATCTTCGCGATGCTCCAGGACATCGATGACTTCGACTGGGATGCGATCGTCCCGGACCCGGACGCGGGCGGCCGGACGTGGCGCGAGTGGATGGAGTACCTCCTCGGCGCCGGGGAAGAGGGAGCCAAGGATGTCCTCGGCGACATGAAGGACGACCTCCAGGAGGCGATCGACGGGCTCATCGACTACGCGGAAGAGGTCGAAGGAATCCTCGACGGGTTCGACGAGGAGGTGACGACCTCCGAGGGCATCATGAAAACGATGAACACCTCCGTCACCGACGCCACGACGGCTGTCGACGCGTTTACAGACTCTCTGGGCCTCGCGAGCGCCGGGACGGGGCGGGACATCCATTCCGTCCTTCTCGACGCTCTGGACACCGCTCTGTCGCGAAATAGGCCCATCATCGAGGTGACCGGCTCGATCGCCCCGCTGATCGCCATCATCGACCGCAGGATCGCCGACTGGGCCAATCCGGCGAACAACGGGTGGGGGTAGAAGTGCCGAAGCCTCTGACTCCTGAGCAGCTCGCCGCCCGGATGCTCAACGCGACCGGCGTGAAGATCGCCATCAGGGTCATGACGGACGAGCCGATGTACCTGTGCTCCGGGATCTCGAGCTTCGTGATCGGGACGGACGTCTTCAGGCCGTGGCCGATCAAGATCGATGAGGTCGAGACGACCGGGCTCGACATCGCCCAGTGCCGTGTCCAGATCTCGGACACCAGGTCAGGCGACATCTCGAGGATGGTCTATGCAAACGGCGTCGCCGGGACAGAGGTGACCATCTGGGTCTCGGTCGAGGACGAGATGGGGCACTACACGGAGCCTGTCCAGATCTTCGACGGCCGCGTCGCCACCGTGAACCTCGACGACTCGGCACTCCTGAAGTTCCAGGTGACCGGCCGCGTCGGGATGAAGTGGAGATCCTGTCTTCACGAGGCATCGAGAGCTTGCACGTCGATCTTCAAGGGTCGCCTCTGTGGGTACACCGGGGCGGAAGAGTGGTGCGATGGCTCCTTCGAGCGCTGCCAGGACCTTTCCAACGAGGCCAGGTTCAGGGGGTTCCGGTTCGCCCCGAACTCAGGCGACACGATCGATCTCGGGACACCGATCACCGTCCCGGACGAGAAACCGTACCAGCCGTCTCCGAATGGGCCAGTTGACAAGTCCGAATGGTGGTCACTCTGGAAGCGTCAAAGGAGGCCAAAGTCATGATCCACTACTTCTGGCCACGGAACGCGAAGCTCATAACCAAGCTGCCCGTGGCGGATTCATCACCGACGACCGTCGCAGAACTCATGTCCGGCGTGGAGGTCCGCCGGACGTTCAACGAGACCCCCAAGAGGTCCTACAGCGCGCTCACGAGGATCAGGGACGAGGAGGCGAAGTACGAGCTTCAGAAGCTCATCAGGGATTGCCGAGGGAGCCTGAACACCTTCACGTTCACCGAGCCCGTCTCCGAGTTCCACTCGAACGTCCTCTCCGGCGTCGGCGACGGGGTGAACTACCAGTTCCCGGTCTACGCCAGGGATGTCGAGGAGGGGACCATGACGATCTTCCTCGACGGCTCCCCAGTCACGGACCTGCCGCTCTATCCCGGGAACATCCTGACCGACAACCAGGCCGCCGCTGTCGACGGGCTCTTCGGTGTGACGGCGCTCAGCGCAGACTACATCCGGAGGAGGAAGGGCATCGCCCGGGCCGGGCTCTACTGCTTCGAGGTCGGGATGGCCGCGGAAGGTGTCGGGTTCGGGATCAGGACCGGCGCCCACGGAACCTACAACACCGTCCACGGCTTCGCCTACATCGCGATGGCCTCCGTCCTCAGCGAGACGGACACCCAGGCCCATGCGGTCCTCCACTCCGTCGGGCAGCACGGAGGGATCATCGAGTCGATCACCGGCCCAGTCACGGATATCCCTGCTGGCGTGTGGACGACGGTCAGCGCGACCGGGACAACCTCCTGGGATGCCCACGAGCTAAGCATGTCTGTCCTGGTCGACACGGTCCCCGTCAGCAGGGTCTTCATCGACTGTCTGAGCATCGCGAGGGGGAACAAGGACGACTGGTGGCTCCCGTCGCAGGCGCCGGACCTCGCCATCCTCTCCGGCGTGGAGGACGGTACCGTCGTGACGACGTCCTACATCGGGAGGCGCGTCGCAATGGTCCGGTTCGCGAACGACAACCCTACGCGATCCCTCAACACGATCGGCGAGAACGAGTTCGCCGTGGACCTCGTAGAGGTGATCAATGCCTCGTGACTACAAGCCCGGTGACGAGTGGGTCGACTACCCATATCCGGACCTCCCTACCACGGAGCTTCCGTACGGCTCCAGGGACAGCGGCATCCGTGGCGATCAGCCCGTCCGGTCCCTCGGAGTCTCCTCGACTGTCGTCGGCCAGATCATCCCGATCGTGTTCGGGAAGCGGAAGATCGTCGGCCAGATCATGGCCATCCACGACACCGGGACCCACATCATCATCGCCTGGGCTCTCTCGGAGGGGCCTGTCGAGTTCCCTGGAGAGGAGTGGATCAACGACGAGGACCTGTCGAACATCTCCTGGTTCACGGAGCACGAGCGGCACGATTGCATGCCGAATCAGACGCCGAGTCCCGTCCTGTCCGAGATCCCAGGCCTCGTCGAGATCTATCCTGGCGTCGCGTACCAGGCCGGGAAGATCACGAAGGCCAACGCGGAGGTGCCTGGCTCGCGCACAAGAACCCGATCACACACATCTACGAGGTCATGACGAACGGGGACCCGTTCGGGCTCCAGATCGACCCGGCCAGGATCGACACGCCATCGTGGAAGGCCGCTGCCGATTGGTGTGACGAGACGATGGGCGACGGCTCGAAGAGGTGGGAGTACAACGGGATCACTGCGGAGCGGGACCCGTGGGAGATGATCAGCGAGTTCCTCGAGCACTGCTTCTGCCACATCGTCTGGTTCAACGGGAAGTTCTACATGTACGCAGAGCGAGACGACCTCCCTGTGACCGGCCACATCGGCGCCGGGGACTGGCTCGAGCCCCCGGCCGTCGTCGAGGAGCCGCTTGGCAACCGCCCGACGGAGGTCCGCGTCCGGTACGTGTCCGAGGACGACTGGTCAGAGCACATCGTCGTCTCCTCCTTCGGTGGGATTCCTCCGAACATGGTGCGGAGGGAAGAGATCACCTTGAACGGCTGCACGAGCGAGTCCATGGCGACCCGCTGGGCGGATCAGTACAGGCTGAAGAAGGGGAAGAACGTCTTCACGTGGAATGGCTACGTCGGGCCGGTCGGCGCCGACATCTTCCCTGGGGACGTCATCACAATCGATCTCCCGAGCGGGCTCACGAACGAGCGCGTCCGGGTCCTCGACATCAAGGAGCTGGTCACTGAGAAGTACGGCCTGGTCCTCGAGCAATACCGGGACGGGACTGTCAGCGACGCCATCGCGAGATCCGGCCCGACGCGGATGGTACCCTGAGAGGGGGTTCAAGATGAAGATCACGAAAGGCATTCAGAAGGCGCTGCTCTTCGCGATGAGGCGCGGCCGTGAGGGTGGCGGCTGGACCGATGTCCCTGACTGGGTTGATGCCTATGCCGACTTCCGGTGCATGTCCGATCAGCCACTCTATGACGGTCAGATCGTGGACGTCCAGAAGGGGACCATCTCAATCAGAAACGTCGAAGCCGACAAGGCAAGGATCGCATCTGGGAGACTCGAGTTCTTGCCGCTCGATACCTCTGGATACAGAAGGCTCGGTGCGTGGATCACCGACAAGATCATTGGAGCCAGTGGAAAGGCTGCGTTGATGGTTGGCTATTTCGAGCCGATGTCATACATTGCGTTCGGGTTCTCCCCATCTGAGACACCGAACTCGTCCGGCTCGATCAACGGGTTCACAACATCGACTGATAAGCTCAGCGCGAGCATGGTTGATGTTGGCGGGGTGCGTAGATCACTTCAGCTCATGGACATACCTACAGGTGGCGACAATACCTACGTTGTGATCATGACGTCCAGAAGGCTGACGTGGATCATCGACGGCATGCTACAGGCAAGCAACCGGTCGAACCTCTCTCCGGATCAGCACGTGATACTCGGCGAGGTCTACGGCGCGACAGTGTCTTCGGCCAGACTATCAGCCATAGA